TAAGTGCCGTTATAATCCCGTCTATGATCTGCGGGATCGCTTCTACGATTGCGGCTATAATCTCCGGAAGCGCGGCAACAAGCGCCGTCAGAAGGTCGATACCCGCTTGAATGATCTGCGGGATCGCGGAAAGCAAGCCGTCGATCAAGCTGGTTATTACCTGCGGAAGCGCCGCTACTATAACGGGGATCGCGTTTATAATCCCTTGCGCCAGCCCCGTGATAAGCTGTAACGCCGCGTCAATCAGCAACGGGATATTGTCGATCAGCGTTTGAACGATCTTCAATACAACGTCAACGATCGTCGGAACAAGTTTCGGAAGCGATTTCGCTAATCCGGTCGCAAGCCCCGCGATCAACTGCGCCGCGCCCTCAATAAGAAGCGGCAAAAGCTCCGCAATGCCTTCAACCAGCGTTTCAACAATCTGCACCGCCGCCGAAGCAATCGTCGGCGCGTTCGATACAATGCCGGAAATCAAAGACGTTACCATTTGAACGCCCATGTCGATAAACTCCGGCAATTTCTCAACAATCAGATTGAGAACGTCGGAAATCCCTTCGCCCAGCGCGTCCGCCATCTTCGTTACGTCGCCTTCCGCGTCCATGACGGCTTTTGAAAACTTCGTCATAATCGGGATACCTTCGCCCGCCAGCGTGTCAAGGAAGGGAAGAGCGATCAAAGAAGCTGCGTTTTTCAGCCCTTCCGCTCCGGCTTGAAGCACTTGTAATTTATCGTTGAAAGCCCCCAGCCTGTTTACTGCGTCCTCCGATAGAATGAAGCCCATTTGTTCCGCTTCGTCGCCTAATTCCTTGAACGCTTCCGAACCCGCTTCAATAACGCTGTTCAATTCCTGCGCGGATTTGCCGAACAACTGCATTGCAAGCGCGTCCCGCTCCGTTTCGTTCTGAATAGAACCCAGCGCGTCGATACAATCCCAATAAACGTCGTTGCTGTTGCGAAGCTCTCCGTTCGCGTCCGTCACGGAAACGCCCAGCTTCTTGTATGCGTCAGCATACGCCGCCGAACCCTTGCGGGCGCTGTCCATTGACTTTATGTTTTTTGCCATCGACTTTGTAAGCGTGTTTACTTCTACGTCGATAAAGCGGGCGGCGTAGGCGTACTTTTGAAGATCGTCCGTCGTCTGCCGCGTGAATGTCGCTTGCGTTATAAGGTCGTCGGCATAGTTAGAAGCGGATACCGTCAGCCCTGCAAGAGCGGAAGCCGCGCCCACAGCCGCCGCACCTAACGCGGCAAGCGCCGCGCCGAATGCTTTTCCGACTTTCCCGACGGTTTCCCCGACGGCTTCCCAATTCACTTTGGAACTTTTCAATTCTTCCGAAGTGCTTTTGATCTGCTTTTCGGTTTTCGCCATCTCCGCCTTTGTGTTGTTAAGGTTCGTTTGCATTTTCTGATAGGCGGGATCGGTCGGATCAATGCCCGCTTCCCGCATTTTCTTCAATGCTTCTTCCGCCGCTTCCGCTTTCTTTGCCTGTTCCGCAAGCTGTTTTTGCAAAATCTCCTGTTTTTTCGTCAGCGCTTCCGCGCCGGAAGCGTTGTCCGCAAACTCCGCCGTCGCCAGCTTCATTTCGGAATTGATTTCGCGAAGGGAAGAATTTATGCTATTGCAAGCGGCGCGATACTCTTTTTCGCCTGTAAGGTCGATTGATGTTTTGATCTGCTCTTCTTTCGCCATTTATATCCCCCCTAACACGTCGTCAATATCAACTTCTTTCGGAACTGGCTTGAAGCGATCCGGATTGAATTCACGATGAATTTTGAAAAGCGTCAAAATTTTATACGGTGTCATGCGCCATACTTCGGCTTCGCTCCACCGAAGAAGCGTTACGCCGATATAAAGAAGGCGGGCAAGGTCGATTATTCCTTGCCCGCCGTCATGTTTTTTTCGATGTCCTCTTCGTCGTCCTCGCCGTCCTGTTCGGGCGGTTCGGGTGTTCCGTTGTTGCCCATAGAAAACGCCTTGAAGATAGCCGTTTTCACTTCGGCAAAATTGCCCGTATGAATGAGCTTGCCCACCTGTTTTTCGGTAAGCGGTTCTTCGTCGTCCTCTGCACCCTCGTTCAAAAGCACGGTCAAAAGCCAGCGAAGATTTTTAATGCTGTCCTTTCCGGAAAGCACGGTATCAAGGCGATCAAATCCGCCGAATTTATCCTGCATTTCGTCGATCGCGTTCAAGCTGAAAAGAAGGTGTCTTTCCTTGTCCAGTACGATCGGGAAGCGTCCGTCTTTAATTGCACTCATAACAGAATAAGGCGGGAAGCCTTTTCAAGCTCCCCGCCGTTCCTCCTTTCAATTTCGATCAGCCGCCCGCGTTATTCGGTTCGCGAACGGTAGTAAACCAAGCCGTCGCCACGCTGTTCGTAGGCTCTGCGACGTGTTCAGCCTTCCACAAGCCGTCAGAACGCTTGATGAACTGCCCGACGATCTCCGGCGTGGTAAATTCGATACTGTCGCCCTTCGTGGTATAGTTTTCGTCCGGAACGGCAAACTTGACTTTGTAAAGCCAAATGTACTTGTACGTTCCGCCCGCTTTCTTCGCGCGGAAGCCGATTGCGAAATACGGCGCTTCGTCTGTGTCTGCACCGTAAACAACCTTGTCCGCGTCCTGCTTCTGCCCAAGCAGGGCGGCAAGGTCAGCCGGAAGAAGATCGTTTACGTTCAGCGTGATTTCGCCGGAAACGAATTCTTTTACAACTTCGTCCGCGCCGTCATCGGCGTAAAGGATCGCTTCGGCTACTTCCACGGAAAGCTCCGCCGAAATTGCCTTCGCCATTCGCACGGGCGTTCCGTATTCCTCCGCGCCGGACGTTCCGATCGTAATGGGCGCGCGGTAAAGATCGCGCAATCCGATTGTTGCCATTTGTCATACCTCCATGTACTTGATTTCAACGGGGACGTGATAATAGCCCGTGTCTTGCTCATACACTTCCGCGTTGATGGTTATTCCGTAGAACCCCGCCGCTTTCAGCGCTGTTTTTAAGCGCTGGAGAAGTGCGAAGTAATCCGTTTTTGAATAGATGTTAATTTGATACGTGTATTCCTGTGCGCCCTCTTCATCGTCGGAAAAGAGCGTGTCGCGTCCCACGACAAGCTGATAGGTGATAAAGCAAGCCGCCCGCCCGTTATATTTCAAACGGGCGACGGGAACGCCCAGCTTGTCAAGCAACGCTTTCAAAGTGCTGTCAACGTTCATTTTGCTTTTCCTCCCAAACGCGGCGCATTTCTGCCGTCGCTTCGTCCGCCGCTTTTTCGTTCGCCGCCGTGAACCACGGTCGCGCGGGCATATTTGAACGCCCGTAATTCAGCACGAAGCCTTTTTCGGCATTGCGTACCCCGTGCCGATCTGTACCCGTCGGCGCAATATCGACGTATTTCCCGCCGTTGCGTTCTTTTACTGCGGATACCTTGATCGACGCGGTTAAATCGCCTGTTCCTCTGCCTGTGCTGTTTAACTTCTTCGTTTCCGCTTGAAACGCGTTCTTGATAACCTCGCCGCCAGCTTTCAGCATTTCCGGCACGGCTTCCATTGTCGCTTTGTCCCTCCGAAGCATTGCTTCTTGTACGTCGTCAAGCCCTGTTACGGTGAATTTAGCCATCTGCGCCGCTCCCTTCCGCTTCCGGAAGATTAACCAGCGTTAATTCCGTAAATTCTCCGTTCCCGTGCGTGTACGTCCGAAGGACGCGATACCGTTTCCCGCTTGAAACGGGATATTCCACGATCTGCTGTTCCTCATACTCGAAAGAATGAACGTCAAACTTCAATTCCGTTGTATATCCCGCCTGTTGCGCTTTGTAGAACTCCGAAAAGCCCACGGATTTCTTGTCAGCAAAAACCGTTGTCGCGGTTTCAATGCGGGCAACGGGGAAGCCGTGTTCGTTCGTTGACGGCGAAGGATCGGATAGCGCGATCAAGGTTATTTGTTCGCCCCATCTCATTTCGCCGCCACCTCTCTTTC